CAAATAGTGGTATCATTACGGGGTCTCCTTTTTGCGCCCAAGGTAATCCACTTGTAAAATAGTCGTGTTCCCATGCTCGTGTTTTGTGGAATGCTTCTGCTAATGTCATAGGATTTGGGCCATTTGATAATTTATCTGCCCATACTGCCTGCGTTATTAGGTTTTGATCTCTGTAATATTCATCATATATTCTTTCGAATGCTGCTGGCGGGAATGCTGATAATTTGTAGTTGTTTATTTCTGCTCTTGACAGTCCTGATGGTATACCTAAGTAGTGTAAATATGTGTATCTGTCTATTGGTATGTTGTAATCTACTGTTAATGATATGTATGGTGGTTCTGCTTCTAGTTCTCCTACTATCCACTTTTCCCAGTTGTCCCATAGTATACGGTTGGGAACGAAGAAAAAATCTTGTATTACGTGTACCCTATGCATAACTGGTGCTAACATTGGTATGAATCTTAACATTAATTCTGGCTTTATCCTGAAAGAATCGCCTGGTAATGCCTCTAGTAATAACATGGGATATAGATACCCCTGATCTATCGTTGTTTTTACCTCGTGTGATAAATCAAATATGTTTGTTTGTGGCCTTTGTATTGGGTTTAAACTATCCATTTTGTTTCAATGTTTGTAGTTTTTCAATAATCTGATCTATTAGAATGTCTCTAAAAACCGATTTTTTTAGTAGTGCTGATGATAGCAATGTCCATAGTTTTCTTAGGTCTACTGCTAATGCTTTTTCCTCTTTTTCTGTCATTTTGTTTTTTTTTACTCTTTTAAATTCCATTGTTACATTCTTATGCCTCCTCGGCTTGTTCTATAAGTTTTCACTGCATTTCTTTGACGTCTTTGTCTGCTCTGTCTTCTGGCCATGTTTCATTTTTTATTTGTTTAATAAAGTTGTAATAATTTCCTAACGTAATTGGTAGGTCCATTGTTGCGCCATCATATAAAATAATTTCTTTTTTTATTTCCGGTAGCCTCGGCCATAGTTCGGTCTGGATGGCTCCCACCATTGTTTTACCTTGTTTATTCCTGATTGCCATATTGATTGAGATTGTTCAATTATTGGTAATATGATTTCTGCTGCTGCTCTTTGAAAGGGTGACGTTCCTTTTGGTATTCCATTTTTAAGCATTTCTAACTCTTGCTGTTGTAATGCTCGTTTTACTGGCTCTGATTGTATTTGTTGATCTAATAATTGTATTGCTTTCCTTATGCGCTGTACTTCTGCCTGCGATTTTACTCGTGATATATCTTGCAGTAGTGCTTGTTTTCGCATGTTAATTACTTGCTGTGCCGCCTCTGCTATTGTGTCTGCTTTTGTGATCGTTTGAATCTCGTTTTGTGTTAATTGATACATCAATCTTGCTTGTTTTTGTTTGACGTCTAATTCTGCACCTTGTAATGAATATGGTGCTAATTGCTTTTGATATGTTAAATCAAATTGTCTACGCTCGTTATCCGTCATTTTTGCCCTTGTTTCAGCTGCTTTTAAAGCGATTGTTTCCCTGCTTACTTCTGTCTGCGATTTTATTAAATCTAAATTGGCAGCTTTTAATTGCGTATCGTAATAGCTCGATAATAATCCACCACCATCTATTTGTGCGGCTTGAAATTCTGGTCTCTGCATTTGTGCTTGTTGTACCTGGACGGCATTACCTGCGGATGTATTGCCGCCTGAGTAAATGAGATTTGGATTTAATCCTGCTTTTCGATATCTCTCCATTTGTGCAGCAGGACTGTTGTACTCGTTTTGTCGGTTCCAATCTGATAATGCATCTGCTCTCTGTTGTTGATATTGTTGTTGTGCCCATTGTTTTGATTGTCTATTTTGATATAATGTTGATCCTATATTTGCAGCCTGACTTATTGCGTTTACTGCTAATGGTAATATTGGTATTGGCATTTTTATTTGTTTTTAAATTGTTCTAAATCTAATTGTTGCTCTCTAATTACTGTTGCTTGCTGATCTATTGCCATTGCTTGAGCTTGTAATGCTGCTAGTAGTGCTTTTATTACTTTGCTTCTGTTGTTAGCTATTACCCATGCTTGGCCTACTCTGAGAGGTCTTATTTCGCCATCTACATTAATTGCTATTGGCTGATTATCCTCATTTTGTGCTGTACATTTGTGGAATGTGTCTGTGAGTGGTATATATATCATTTTACCTACCACGCTTTGTGCTTTTTTTGCTTTGCTCATTTTTTTAAGTTTTTTTGTTGATGTTTAATTTTTAGTGCTTCGTTTGTTACTCCCTTATTCAAACCCCGTGTCTAAAGCTGCAAGCAGCTTCAGATACTGCGGGGTTTTCTCTCGGTCGTGTGGTTTTTGGGGTTGTGGTTTTAGATTGTTTTGTTACTTGCTTTTTGTTAAAAAAATTTTGTTTGTTTGTTTTTACCTGGTGCGCGTACCGCGCGTTTTAGCTTCGCTTCGCTCGCTTTTGTACACTTGGTGTGTACGGGCCATAATACATCAAGAGAATTATGGCCCGTTTTTGTTGCTAAGGCGTTTGTTGCTTTGGATCGGCTGTTTCTGCTGTCCTTCTCGTAACCTCGTCGTCTATTAGTTTCTGCCTCTCTTCTGCAACTCTTGCCTTAGCTGCTTCATCTAACTTGCGTTGTAGTTGATCTGTGTTATTTTTGACTTTATCGAGTTCTATTAATCTCTCGATTTTGTCTAATTTTTCCCATTCTGGGAATGCTTCTTCGAAGCTTGTTTCTCCTACCCATTCGGGTTTGAATTGTCTGACTTCTTGTCCTTGTTTTTGTCTCTGTACTAATATTTTAAGCGATACACTTTGATCTGGTATTGCTTGTGATAGTGGGTCTTGTTTACTGTAGTGTTTTTCATCATCTGATGAAAAATCATACTTTCTTGTTAAGTTATACATTGCGTTGTTTTTTTGATTGTTTAATTAATTTGTTGTATCTGTATTGTTGTGCTTGCGCTTTTACTGTGTGATATTCATCGCCATATTTGGCTTCCTCTTTTGTTCTGGTTTCCTCTGAAGCCTCTTGTGCTAATAATCTCTGTTGATCCTTTTGTTCCTCTGTATATATTAAGTCTTTGTATATGCGGGGTAATGCAATTTTTATACCGCCTTCTTTTACTATGTAATTCCTCGTTAAGTCCTCGGTATGCCATTTTATTGTTGCATCTGTAATGTATGATAATCCCATATTTTTTGAGCTTACTGAGTATTCTTGTACTCTATCATCTCGTTTAAACATTGGTACTTTTTTTGGCTTATCTAGATATTTGGTACAATAAGCGATAGAATCTCCACTAACTTGACCAATGTCGACATAACCGATTGACTGTCCATTTCGTGTCCATGCCTTTTCGATATCAGTATCAGTAACACTATCACTGAATAAGATAATATGATAATGAGGGCGATGATTTTCCGTGCCATATTCGCCACATGCGTAGTATTTAATGGTTTCGCATCGCTTTCTTTTTCTGAGTCTTTTAAAGAAGGATTGTAGATCTGAGTCTTTTCTTTGTCCTTTTTCTTGTCTGCCATTACCTTTTGTTAGTGTCATAAATCCATTTGGTGTAATTGGTACATGTTCAGGTGAATATGTAAGCGTTATAAACTGACTGCAAGAGGATGTTAAGTCCTCCTGCATCAGTCTAAAAACCCATTCATCAACTCGCCTCTTTAGGCACAGCGGGCACTTGCCACATGGTACATTTACATCTTTAATGTATAGTTTTTTGCCTCTTTTTTCACCTGCTTTTATCACCGTTATTGGTCTTTCGCAGGCCATTTTTTTACGTTATTGCGGGCACTGCGTACCTTGGTAATCTGGACATTTTTTTGATATCATAATAACATGCCATTTGTATTAAGTCGGAATATCCTGCTGCTGCAAATGTTCTTTCTGTTACATCGGCTTCTATGAAGGTCTGATTCAAATTTGGTCTTGTTAGTCCGAATTGTCTACCAAAGTGCCAGTATAGATAATCGTTTTCAAATGCTGCGTTAAACCTGTCATACATTGTGCGGTATTCCTGATATCTTGGTTGATATGCAAATATACCTTCTTGTTGTCCATCTGTTGTTTTTGCATATATCTCCCAGTTTTTAATTTCCTGCTCTCCTAGGTGTGCGAATACTGGAAGTGCGTAATCAAGTGGATCGTTTCTACGCCATAGTTTATGAATGCCTTGTGAATATGCTGTTGTCGGTTGTACATTCACTATTGACATTAAATAACCGTGTTCCTCTGTTGACCATTTTAATGTACCTCCTGCACTGAATGCTATTCCATGCCCCGCCAATGCTCCTACTACCTCGTTTTCTGTGTCTGCTGTTGATAATACTTCTGATATAACTACATTTTGTTTCATACGTCCTATGAATTCAGGTCTCTGTAATCTGCCGTCTGATGAAGACTGTCTGAAATGTTGCTGTATCCACTCTATATATCGTGTTCCACCTCTAGCATTTTTTTCTAAGTAACTCTGTAATGCGAATGCTGCTCTTAGTTGATTTATTAACGCTGCTTCCCCGTCTGGTACATATAATGAGCCGTTAGGGTCTAAATCGTATTGTCCAGTTGCTGAATATAATATTCCTGCTCCTAATCCTAAAGTGCCCACTGCTGTTGTTGCTACTGCATTTGTTACGTTGTTTCTCCATAGTGGTGTGCCGCCTGCTGAATTGTATAATACTTCTCCTTTACCATCTTCAAATAGTGGTATCATTACGGGGTCTCCTTTTTGCGCCCAAGGTAATCCACTTGTAAAATAGTCGTGTTCCCATGCTCGTGTTTTGTGGAATGCTTCTGCTAATGTCATAGGATTTGGGCC